TCGCAAACAATCACGCAAAATCGCATCCGCGTGTTTGCCAGCAATGCCGGTGCAGGCGGAACGCCGGGCGAATGGGGAGCCCATCGCTTGGCCTTTTACAGCATCGGCGAATCGCTCACGCTGTCGCTTTTGGATTCCCGCGTCTCCACGCTCTACAGCGCCATCTCAACCGCCATCGTCCCGCAGGTTGCCAACGCCGACGCGCAGGGTTGGCTCAACCGCGTCTACGACAACGGCGGCACCGTATCCGCGACGACTGCCGCTGCGGTCAACGACTTTTGCAACGCCATCGACGCCGCTGGCATCCGCGACCGCTTCTACCGGCTCAATCTGTTCTGCGGCGGCAACCTAGCGGCCTGCCGCACGCCGCTCTACAGAGCAACGTCGCTGGCCGGTACGCAACTTGGCAACACCATCGACACCAACGTCGGCCCGTTCGTTGACGCGGACTATGTGGAGGCTGGCGGTAGTGGCGGATTGAAGGGCAACGGCAGCAGCAAATACCTGTCTACTGGCCTGCTGGTTGGCGACGCGATGCCCTCTGGTACTGGTAATGGTCATATGTCCGTTTATGCCGCGAGCGCTCAATCGGCTGGCAGCGGAAATTTCCGGTATCATCTAGGCACACCCCAACTCTACCTGTTCGCAAGGGACGGCGGCCCAAACGCGGGACTCGCATGGGTCAGTGCCTCCGCTGCAATTTTCACATCAGTGGCAGACATCACTGGTCATTTAGTCGGAACTAATTCCGCCAGCAATGCGCGCGAGTATTTCCGAAACGGCACCTCAATCGGATCAAACTCTACAATCGCCTCCCCCCCAGCCGCCACTTCTGAGTTCACGGTTTTTGGCAGGTCATCTCAAGCCAACGTTCTGTTCGACGGACGGCTGGCGGCGTATTCGATTGGTGGGCCTATGACTGCATCGCAAGCGACTGCTTATTACACAGCGATGCAAGCATTTCAGACAGCTTTAGGCAGAAACGTATGACGCTTTCGGAAGTAACGCTGCCGGTGTCCTACCAGTGGGGCTGCGATCACGCCCTTGTGTTTGGGCCATCGCTGGCACAGAGGCTCGCGGAGGTTCACGCGCAGTACGGCGATCCGACCATTGTGCCAAACGCGGTTCCGATGGCAGACGGGCGATTCATGTTGACTGCCGACATTCTCACAGAGTGCGTCAGCGGGTTTCTGTCGGTGCCGTTCTCGCACCTTGACGCGAGCAAGTTTGATGAGATCGAAGTGATGCCGATTGCGGACGCCTTGGCCCTGTTGCCGCAGCCGGAATGACCGTACACCCACAGAGTACAGCCTCCCTGCGGCCTGCTGAACGGTCGCGTTCCACGCGGCTCACGGGCTTCATGCTCTTAGGCAGCGCGGGGCGGCTTTACTCACCGTAGATGTTGACGTTCGGGATTCGCGAATCTAGGTACTTGTGAACTTGTGCAGAGGTTTTGCAACGAAACCAACCGAGCTTTCGCATTTCGGGAAAATGGAAAATGACCCTCCCTGCCGAACGAACCAGTAGCGTCATCCGCACGCAGGCGTTCCTCCTGCGGCTCGCCAGCCCCTATGAGGGCGGGATCAAGGGCATCCGCCGCGAGGTACGCGAGGAGGCTAGGCGGTTGCTGCGGCACTATCCGCACTGGTTCGACCTCGGCCGTGCCGATTCGTTCGACATCGACGCGGCCAAGCGGATCGCGAGCCAGGACGAGCGTTGACCCGATTGACCAGTCGGCTAGGCTGCGGGCATGAGCGACATCGACCTTTCCCGCTCGGGACAGTCCAAGGCGAAAACACGCGATTTGGGCGATGACGTTCCCGAGCGGGACAACACGCTCACCGCAGAGGAGCGCGAGGCGGTGGCGTTCATGCTCCGACACGCGGCGGTGGCCGCAGACGGTTGGGCGTTCGCTGACTCCGCTGACTACCGCAGGCATCACGACGCCTTGTTCGGGCTACTGGGCCGCACATCAACTGACGGTAATCGCCAATAGATGCGCGGTTCGTAAGAGAAACGCAGCGTAATTGCTTACAGAATGACATATTGGAAGCAAACAGTTTTCTTGCGACGGAACTTGACACTACACGCCGCAGGGAGAGACAAAGGAGTTACAATGAAGATGATTTACAGCACCCACAAGGCCGCAATCGTTCGCCGCGACAACCTCATATCTGGCCTGCGTGACTCGCAGCAATTCATGGCCGAGTCGCTGAACCGGCAGCATGACAACTTCACCGGCTGGCTCCGGTGGCAGATTGAGAAGCGGGCCACGCGGCTGGACACCATCGGCCTGATCGGAAAGGCCGGCGGCAGTGAACTCACCGCAGAGGCCGCGAGGACGGCGGGCGAGGTGGCTGCGTTTGAGGCCGTGCTGGCCTATGTCCACAACGGCTGGAAAGCCGACTGACGCTACTGAGCGAAAGTGCGGTCGCTCGCCTGGAAGGCCTTGGCACCGGCTGGCACGTTTCGGCACGTTGACCTTGGTTGATGCCTGTATTCCGTATTGCGTTGCCAACAAACGCGGCTAAAGTGCGGGCGTTCTAGGAGGAACCACATGGGCACCGTGCGACTGATTGAGATGGATTGGGCCGAGATTCAAAGGATGCTTCCGCAGCGGTGGAAGCGGAAGCTACTGGTTGAGGAGTGTGGCCGCGTTTTCATGTCGGCTGCCATTGGCTTCAAGGACGAGAACGAAGGGATGGTCGCGGCGGCAGATGCCGGGCAGACGGTCGTGACGTTCAAGGGCCACCAATACATTGACGCCGATTGGGTTGCCGTCGTGCTGCCGCACATTGGCGAGCACGTCGCCGGGCTGAAGCGGTTTGCCAACAAGTACGCGGCGGCCGGGATTACCCAGTGCCTGTAAGCCTGCGCGACGCTACAGCGGCGAGGTTGTGCCGGGTGCGTGGTCTAATAGGGGTATGCCCACACCTGCCCATATTCAGCGGCTCGTGGCCACGGAACTGGCGGCCGCCCTCTCGGAAGTCACCTGGACGACGGCCATCCCGGCCATCGCGGCGACATTCCGCCGGGTGCCCGACTATCAGCTCGAGGATCTCGGCACGCTCAAGGTATCGGTTGTGCCAGGCCCAATCGGCGTCAACCAGAACGACCAGGGGCAGCCCCGCGGGGCCGACTTCTTCGACATTGGCGTCGGCATCGTCATCGCCAAGCACGTCGGCGGCGAGCAGGAGATTGCCGACCTGGAAGACCTGAACATGGCCATCGTGGACGCGATTCGCTCGTACCACGTCACGCTCGCCCAAATCCCGTACGCCGATTGGACGGATATTTCGATAGCCACCCCCTACGACCGCGAAGCCCTGACCGAGCGGAACGTGTTCCTCTCGCAGGTCGAGGTGATGTGGATGGTGCCGCAGGACAAGTTGGCCGCCCCCGCCTCGTGAGGCCGCCATGCTGTTCGTGAGACGAGCCCCGGCCCTGTTCCCAGGTCTGTCGCTCCGCGTCCCGCGGATCCCGACTACGATCTCGACGCGGTATTTCTTTGACCGAGCCGAGGTCAAAAACGCCCTCTCGGCGATGGAATACAAGGCTCTGACGCGAGCCTCGCTCCTGGTTCGCCGGACGGCCCAAAAGTCGATCATCAAGGTGGGCGCTGCCCGCCCCAAGCTCAAGATCATGCGGGACAACCCCGGCGTCGGCCTGAATGCCCTGCTCAAGACGCCTGGCATGAGGAAAAGCGTCCGCGATGCACTGGAAACGCGGATCATGGAAATGAAGTATCCGCCGGCCAGCCCGCCAGGCACGCCGCCCTACACGCACGTGCCGTACGGCCACATGCTCGGATTCCGCCGCAATCTCTACAACGCCTACGACCCCGGCTCGAGGTCGGGCGTCGTCGGCCCAAGCAAGAAGGGCAAGGATTGGGGTATCCCGCACCTGCACGAGTTCGGCGGCCAGCGAACGCTCACGGCCTGGGCGTGGGTTCCGAAATACACGCCGGCCCGCCAAGTCATCGTGCGGTGGACGAGCAAGCACGAAACGCCAGGCGGCGGCCGCTGGCTTCCTGCCGGCGTAACGAAGACCGTCACGTATCCTCCGCGGCCGTTCATGCTGCCGGCACTGGAGAAGTCTCGCCCGCAGCTCGCCAAGATGTTTGAGGGGCAGTTCTCGGCCGGTCGAGTCGCTCGGTCGATGTAGTGCCGTGCTATACTGACGTACAGGTACTTAATCCTGCACGCGAGGGCGCGAATGTCTGCCACCTACACCCTTGGCCGCGACTACACGGTATCCGGCTTGACCGGAGCAACCGACCTCACGGTGACGCGAGAGGGCGAGCGGATCGACGTTACGACGCGAGAGCACGCAAAGCCATTCAAACTGACAGTTGCCGGATTTGCGGCCACGACGCTTGAGTGCAGCGTATTTGCAACGGCGACAACGTCTTTCGTTATTGGCCAGGCATACACCATCACGCTCAGCGGCGAGGCGTTCACAAATTTCATTTGTATGTCCGCGACGAGAGAGGAGCCGCAGGCTGGTGTGATTACCTATCGGCTCAAGTTCCGCCCAGGCTCGGCGCTTCCGACAGGTAGCCAGGTCACGATCGGACCCGGCGATTATCGTTAAGCCCCACTCACAGGAATACCCATGTCAACAGTCACCTACAAGCTTGGCCGCGATGCAGTGGCGGTGCTGCCTGGCGTCGACAACGTCGACATTCGCGATGTCACGATCAACGTGACGGCCGAGGAACTCGACGTTACTACGTTCCTCTCGACTGCGATTACGCAAGCGGCGTACATGCCCGGCTTGATCGACTGCACGATCGACGTGGTTTGCATGAACCATTCGGCCGCTGTCGGTGACGCTGGAACTCAAGACGTGGCGGGCCTGCCGTCCGACCTCGAGGCAACCGTCCTGACGATCAACGACCGCGTCACTCCGCGAGGCGTGGTGGAATACACCATCAGCTACGGCTTGTCGCCGGCCGCTTCCGGCTCGTAATGCCAGCGACAGGCCGAGGCTATGTCAAACGTCAACATTAAGCTCGGTCACGAGCAGAAGTTTCGCGTTGACGGCGTAGTCATGGACGGCACCCGCGATGTCGAAGTTTCGATCGACACGAAGCAGTTCGATGTGACGGCCTGGGATCACCTGTGGACCTCAACGCTTCCTGTCGGCGTTGACGTGACAGTCAGGGCACTCATCTATTGGCCTGTGAATTTCGGGACGATCTGGTCAAAGTTCAATCGGTATCCGCCAATTCCTGTCCGGGTCGTTGTGGATGGCGTTATCGACGGAAAGTTCCTTCCAGTTGAAGCCAGAATCGACAATCCACTTGGCCAGGTTCTCGCCTACGACGTGACGTTCAAACTTTGGGATTACGCATGAGCACCTTTAAGACGACAGACGGCACGGATTGGGTTGTTGCCGTTAACGTGGCCACTGTTAAGCGGGTTCGCGACCTGACGGACGTGAACCTGCTAGGCCTGGTTGGCGACCAAAAGGCCGTTGGCGAACTCTTTGCCGACGACGTGAAGCTCTGCGAAGTGCTTTGTGCCGTGATTCGCCCGCAGCTCGAGGCGGCCCGCAAGAAAGACGATGACTTCTTTGCCGTCATTGACGGCCAGGTGATCGAAACCGCCGCGGAGGCGCTACTGCGTGAAATCGTAAATTTTTTCCAAGAGCCGAGACGGACGCTCCTGAAGACGGCGATGGAGAAGTACCAGGCGGCCTATCGCAAGGTGCGAGAAGAAGGCGCCGCCGCGGCCGAAAAAGCGATGAACGAGATCGACTTCGAGACGAGCCTGCGCCAGACCCTTACGAGCTCTGCTTCGAGCTCGCCGGTGTCTGCGGCGTAGACCCGTGGGGCTACACGCTCCGCGAGCTGGATTGGATGGCCTACGGACACTGCTACGACCGCTGGAATCACACGGCCTCCATCATGGCACTGCTCGCTGCAATTCATTCTGACCCCAAGAGCGGCCACACTCCGAGCCCTGCGGACTACCACCCATTCATGGAGCCGCCGCCGCTGCCCCAGGCGAGCCCAGAGTTTTTGCGGTCGCTCTTTGCGGGCCGTGACGCGAAGGGGGGCAGCTAATGGCTGGAGCTGGTGGAATCCGTGCGGGCGGTGCCTACGTCGAGATTTTCGCAAAGGACGGCCAATTCCAGCAGGCGATGGCCCGCGTGCAGTCGAAGATGCAGTCGGTTGCCCAATCGCTGCAGCGGTTCGGGACCGGAATGTCTCTTGGTGGTGCGGCCCTTGGGGCTCCGCTCGTGCTGGCGGCCAAGCAGGCTGCCGGGTTTGAGGATGCACTGCTCGGCATGAAGGGGGCGGCCGGCCTTGCGGCCGAAGACGTACTCCGCCTAGCTAACCAAGCAAAGCAGCTTGGGTCTGGCATGGGAATGTCGCCCACCACGCTGGCCCAGGCGTTTCTCGAGCTCTCTAAGGCAGGCATGAGCGTCGACGACGTGCTGGCCGGTGCCGGCAAGTCGGCTGCTGAGTTCGCCAAAGTCGGTGGCGTGGATGCCGAGCAGGCGGCCGTCTTCATGAAGGCGGCCATGAACGTGTTCGGCGTATCGGCCCAAGAGGCTGTCGACACGCTTTCCGCCGCGGCCGACTCGAGCGAAACGTCAATCTCGGCGATGGTGGAATCATTCAGCCAGGTTGGTTCAGCCGGCAAGGCGTTCAACCAATCGCTGTTCGGCATTTCGCAGGCCATGGTGGCACTCGCCAAAAGCAACATCATGGGCGAAGAGGCCGGCACGGCCATTAAGACGATGCTTACCAAGCTAGTGGCACCGACCGATGATGCCCAGGAAGCATTGGCGGTGCTTGGCCTCAGCATGGCCGACTTCCGCGACGAGGCCGGCAAGATGCTGCCGATGCAGCAAATCGCTGGAGTATTCGAGCGTGCCCTTGGAAAGATGGGTGGCAACGCCGAAGAGTTGATGATGAGCCAGCAGGCGCTCGTCGATGTCTTTGAGCAACGCGGAATCAAGGTCATCACGGCGTTCGCGAATATCGGCGAGCAGGGGTTTGCCAACATCGCAAAGGAAATGCAGAACGCCCTGCCTGTCTCCGAAAAGTTTGCGATCACGATGGAGGGGATTTCAGGCCAATTCAGCCGGCTAAAGACAGGCGTTGAGCTTATTTCAATCGCTTTTGGCCAAGCTATTTCCGGCGGCCTGCAAACGGCCACTACGGCGTTGTTTGACATGATGCAGTGGGTGGCCTCGCTCATTAGTCAGTTCCCGGAATTAGCCGTGGCCGTGTCGGCGGTCGCAGCCGGCATGGTGGCTCTCGGCACAGCGGCGATTGCGGCCTCTCTTGCAGTCAAGGGGCTCGCGGCTGCTGGTGCAATACTCGCCGCGCTTGCCAGCCCTGCCGGCGGAATCGCCTTGGTGGTCGTGGCCCTCGCCGGCCTCGCGGCCTACATGACGGGGGCATTCACCGACCTCGAAGAATGGGCCATGCGGCTGAAATCCGTGTGGGCCAAGCTTGGCATTTGGATTGCGGCCGCGTTCGACCAAAACTTTTTTGCGAACGGCCTCGAGGCCGCACTGAAAAAGGTCGACGACGACTTCGCCAGATGGGAAGCAAATCGCAAGGCCAAGAAAGAAGAGAAGCCAGTCGCGCCAGAGCAAGCGATCAAGCCAGACCAGAACCGCGACCCGATGGTCGGCAACCCGCTCGAGCGGAACCGCCTGGCCGCCGAGCTGGACGCAGAGGACTCGGAAATGGAGCAGGACGCCCAAAAGGCGATCACTGCACAGACCGACGCCTATTTCAAGGCGGCAGAAAAAGCCAAGGAGTTTGGCGATGCTGGCGAGGAGGCATCGAAAAAGTATTTCGATGGCCTGGTGAGGCTCCAGCGGCAGCTCAAAGGCGGGATCCTCAACACCACCAGCTACAACAACGCCGCCGAGGCCTTGGGCAATAACTTCGCTGCCGAGCTGGACGCGGTCGAGCAGTTGCGAAAGTCGGCTGAAAACGGATTCGGCCAGACGTTGGGCTCGTTCGGGGCTGGCGGCAGTGCTGGCGGGATCGGCATTGGGCCGGAACTGAACCCGCTCATGGACGTGAACAAGCAGACGGCGGCCAACACCGCGGCCACCGTCCAGGTTCTACAGCGGCTCGCCGACGAAGGCCGCGCGCTGGTTGGCGGCGACAAAGACGCCGCCGCCAGGCTAAGGGAATCCTTGGCGGCCGATGTGGCAGAAATGCAGAAGCGGGCCACGGCTCCGGCGCTTGATTTTGCCGCGGCCGGCAAAATGCCGACCGCCGGCATCGACGTGGCGGCACTGGCCGACAAGCAAGCCAAGATCGCGGCTCTCGATGCGTTCCTCGGCGGGCCTGCCGCCGATTCTGTTCGGCAGTCAGCTTCGAGCGCCACCGCCGCAGCAAGCGCCCTCGAGCAAATGGCCGGCTCTGCTTCTGCCGCGGCCGCGATCGCACCGCTAAACACAGGCGCCGCGGTTTCTGGTGTCGCCGCGCCAGCCGTGGCCGCTGCCGCTCCGGCTGCTGCCGCGGCCGCTACGGACGGCACCCAAATCGCGGCTGGGTTCCTGAAATTAGGCGAGCACATGATGCGGCTTCGCAGCACGATGGCCGTGGCAATGGCGACGAACAACCAACTGACGGCACAGAGCAACGTCCTGCTGCGGTCGGTCGTCGTGAACACAGCAAAGGCAGGAGCGTACTTCTCATGAGCGTCCAGGTCTTCGAGCTCATCGACTCCGGAACGGGATCAGTCTCACAAGATTGGGAGTCTGGGGAAGTCCGCGAATGCACTCGCCGGTTCGTGATCGGCCAGGCCGATGGCTTCAACGGTGCAGTCGATGGAATTCAGGACTACGCGCCGCGGTATCTAGCCGGCGGATACGGGCCGTTTTGGACCCGCCGAAAGCTCGACGTGAAGCCTATCGGCAACAAGTATTACGAGATTTCGGCGACGTACTCGACGCTACTCCCAACGCTGGATTACAGCGACGGCGGAGGCGGTGGCGGCGGCGGTGGTTCTAGCGACCCGCTGGCGGGCAGTATCGCGTGGGACACCACCGGCCACACGGAGCACATTACGCAGGCGTACAAGACGACGGTCACGCCTGGAGGAGGCAACTCGCCACAGATTTACGATGCAATCAACGTGTCTGGCGACGGCGTCCAGGGGCTTGATGTCGTGCGGCCGTCGCTTCGCTACTCGGAAACGTGGATTGCGCCGGCGTCGTTGGCCCTGACTGGTGATTTTGTAAGTGCGGTCTATCAGCTCACCGGCACTGTCAACAAGACGAAGTTTCGGTATTTCGAGCCTGGCGAAGCGCTGTTTGTCGGTGCTCGAGCGCAGTGGCAAGGCGGCGATCCGTTTGTGGCCGTGACGTTTGATTTTGAGTGTCGGCCAAACAACGACCTTGTCTACGTCAATGGCATCACCGGCGTAAAGAAAAAGGGCTGGGAATACATGTGGATCATGTACGAGCCAGAGGAGAGCGCGGACCGGCTAGTGCGAATGCCTAAGTTTGCGTTTGTCCAAGAGGTCTACGAAGAAAAAGACTGGTCTTCACTGCTCATCCCTGGAATCACTCCGGCAAAAGCAAAGACGCCGAAAAACAATAAGGCGGTTCGGCAGGCAGTTAATGCCTTCTTGGCCAACTGATGAAGCGCGACCCACGCCAGCACGTTCTTCCTGGCCAGCCGATGCGGCTGGCGGCGGAGCAAATCAACCGGATCAACGCGCTGACCCGCACAAGCGTTGGCGTGGCCGGCACGTCACTAAATTCGCCAGAGCCGGCGCGGAACATTGTGCTTTGCCGGAACGACTCAGGAGACGCCATCGCACGGTGGGGCGTGCTCGAGGTTTCTGGCGTCGTTTTTGATCCTTCTTCCGGCGATGCAGCAAAGGCATCGTTTGAGGATCAGCCAGTGATTGTTGGCGTCACGCCAACCGACGCAGTCAAGCCATTCGCGATTGCCGTCGAGCCAATACCGGATGGCGGCATCGGTCGGGTCGCATTGTCGGGGGTGGTGCAGGCAAAGATTGAGGTTGTTAGCGAATCCCACTCGTCGGCCAGGTCTAAGGGATCGTCGTCGGAGATTCAGTCTGCCGACGATGGGCCGGCCAAAATCCTGTGGAAGTCGAGCGGCACAGGCGCAGGCAAATGGTGCTTGATAAGAGCCGGAGCTGGTGTCGGGAGCGGAGGCGCTCGTTTCGGCGAAGTCTCTGCGGCGTGGAACAAAGGTGCCGTCGCGACCGTGACGCGGCTTTACCCTGACGGGAGCGACTATGAGCCGTCGCAGACCTTCCAGGCATTGAATCAGTTTGCAACGCTTGCCGCCCCAGGTGCCGGCGATACTCGATTCGTAATGTGCGTCCTTGTCGAAACGACGTGGATGCTTGTGGCTGCGGAGTGCTGAGATGCTCGGAAGCGAGTGCAATCCGTGTTGCAAGGCTAACGACGAGTGTCGCGTGTGTCTTGTCTGCACGGACGAGCCGGAGCAGGTCGTGCTGGACTTCACGACTGGGGGCGGCGAGGGGCAAATCTTTCAGGAGGGGATATACGGCTACGGCCTCGACGGCTACATAGCCGCCCCTTCCTATGATCTCGTTTGCGAAGAAACAGGCGTCACCGCAGCCCTAGACATCTGCTGTTTTATTCAGCACGGCTTCCAGGTATGCGGGTCGGAGGCCACGCGCCTGCCGCCGTCTGGCAATCCACTTTCATCGCCTTTTGGCCCAATTGAGCCTCCCAGTGAGTGGAGCGACAAAACGTGGACGAAGGGCACGGTTCCTGGTGTGAACTGCGCTTACGCAGAACAAAGCGAGTTGCAATTCACGGCTGACTTCACGACCAACGCCACTGGTCGATACTTGAACGCAACGGAGTCCGGCGCGCCGACGGTTTTTCCGCAGGAAGGGCTGTACGGCAACGAGTTCGTCACGCTGCGCAGCCTGGCGGGCTTCGGATCATTCGCCAGCTCGGCGAGTCTCAGCGTCCTAAAGCACCGAGACAGAAGGCCACCCGAGGTTCAGATCAAAGCTCTCTACTTTGACGAAGCGCAAAACAAAACCGTAGAGCATCCTGTAGTTCTGACGCCCACTATTCAACAAAAAGCGGACGACTACGGACGGCCATACTGGCGGCTCAATTCCGTAGCGGTTTCGGGGACTCCAGTGACAAGCGGGCAAGGCCCGGTCCTCGAGGCAAAAGTACTCAACGGATCTGGAGACTTTCCCTACTTGCATCCTGTGTTTAAGGGGCCAGGCGGCGCGCTGTCTGAAGTGCAGGTGTATGACGGCGGGTTTCCGTTTGGGTTTGAGAAATACAAAAACTACCTCAGCGGGCTTTCTGGCGTGCAAGTCACGCGAGCCAGACTTGAGCCCACCGTGTCTGCCATACCACCGGCAAACACATCCGGGATGGATTTGTCGGTGACTTTAGCGCAGCAGGGAACGGGGCTGTCGGCGACCTGGTCGGTCCAGTCTGTTTCGGTGACGACCGCCGGCAGCGGGTGGGAGGACGGGGATGCCGTGACGTTCAGCGCTGCCGGTGGGCCAGACATTGTTGTCGAGGCGGAGGCTACTGCCGTTCTGAACGTCTCGCGCGTAGCGCCAACTCTAACGGCAAAAATCGGCGGCGGAACCGGAGGCACATTCACAGTTTCTGTTACTCCAAACGGATCGACCCCGCCCACCTGGGGCGTCGCGTCTGTTAGCGTCTCAGGATTGACGAATGGATACGATGACATGGAGCCGGTTGTTTTTTCAGCCGAGAACACAGGCATCGACTCAGGCGCGATTGCGTTTGCAAGGACAGGCCGCGAAGAACCAGACGTTGGCGTCGGTATCGTTGGCTCCGGCACCGGGGCAGATTTCTCCATCACGCTTACGGAAACGAGCGACGGGGCGGAGTGGCCGAGCCGGCCAGCGTGGGCCATTTCGTCTGTCACGATCACTGACGGAGGGACGGGCTACGCCGTCTGGGATCAGCTTCAGGCGACGACCACCGGCCAGCAGTCCCCATCTTCTTATTTCTTCGCAATCGTCGATTCAGTCGACGAAAACGGCGCAATAACATCTGTTCAGATTTATGACGGCGGTCTTTTTTTTCGCAGCACTGGCGAAATCGAATCCGTTCAGGTCAACGACCCGGGCCAGTATTACGGCAAGCAACTCAACGGAGTCACGATAACGACCGCCGGCAAGTACTACATCCAGACATACGTCGACACGACGACGCCGATTGAGCCGGTGCCATGCAAGAACTATTCAGCGTGGGAGCGTTTCGGCCCTATTGTCACCGGGACAAAAAAGGGCGAAAGCTGGGGTAATCAAGTGATGGTCCGAGACGAAGGGGACATTTTCGTCCGAACTGTATGGGGATATAGCCCCATTCGTCGCTGCGAGCTTGGCGCACTAGAGGTCAGCGTTCAGTGAGCTACTGCGAGTTTGATATACAGCGACTCGCCGACGGCAAGTACGACGCTGTGTGCCGGGCTTGCGGCCGGCGCGTAGTTGCCAAGTCCGACAACATCGTCGCCGCCTGCCGTTCGTCCAGCGACTACAAGCTGTCGCGGGATCGCATAGCGTTGGCCGCCGCAGGGCGTGGCGGCCCAGGAACCGAATTGAAGTCCCTTCTGTCTGATTGGCTTGGCTTTACGGCCGAGCCTGGGTGCGCCTGCGAGCGGCGAGCCCTGGTCATGGACATGTGGGGTCCGGATGAGTGCGAGCGCCGGATCGACGAGATTGTCGGCTGGCTGCGTGAGGAGCACTCCAAGCGGCGAGACGCGGGCGAGACGCGGCTCCCGTGGACTGACTTCGGGGCAACGCAGCTTGTGAAGCTCGCGTGCCGCAGGGCACGCACCAAATCCCGCATTGACGCCGTTTCGGCTTCTGGCACCCTGCACTAGACCCACGGAGCGCCACGCATGGCTAAACCAAGCAGCGGAAGCCTGCTCGAGCAAGTTACGGCCGGGCTGCCGAACCGGGGGCCGCGGCCTCTGGTGGAAGCATTGCCGGCCGACGTGTACGCGGAGGTGTGCGAGGTCCGCAAGGCCTGGCGGGCCGGGAAGCTCGATTCCAAGCGAGCCACGAAGACGGCCATTGGCCGGCTGATTGCCAAGCATCTGTCAGAGCGTGGATTCACCATCGGACACGAGGCAGTAACACGATGGCTCGTCGCAGAGTAATTGCTGACGTTCAGGCGGGGCTCGACCAGGCGGATCGGCTGGCATCCGACGCCGAGCTGGCCAGACTGCGGGCGGAAGTGGCGAGCCTCAAGGGCCGCTACAAATCCGCCCTTTCTGCCCTGGACGCATCCAACGCCCAGGTGGCCACGCTGGCCGGCCTGTCCGACATCAAGCCGGCGGGAGCATATAAGCCCCGCCCCGTCCGCAAGAGCGGCACGGCCGCCACGGCCATTGCCGTGCTTTCCGATTGGCACGTCGAGGAAACCGTGACGCTGGAACAAACCAGCGGTGCAAATCGGTTCGACCTCGCGATTGCCGACAAACGGATCGCCGAGCTGGCGGAGCGGCTATCGGGCCTCATCGAGCACGAGCGCCGCCTGGTGAATATCGACCGGATCGTCTTGGCCTGCCTTGGGGATTTCGTCAGCGGGCATATCCACGAGGAGCTCGTGGAAACGACCGCGATGGCCCCGATGGAAGCGATGCGGTGGGCGGCCGCTCGCCTGCGGTCGATCATCGACATGGCCGCCGACATGGCCAAGGAAGTGATCGTGGTCACGCAGCCGGGGAACCACGGCCGGAGTACCGAACGCATCCGCATGTCAACGGAGCACCAGCACAGTTTTGAACACAACGCATATTTGATGATGGCCGCGGCGGAGTCTAGGAAAAACGTCCGCTGGGAGATTGCCGAGGGATACCTGGGGTACCTCGACCTCGACGGGTTCACTGTCCGGTATCACCACGGCCATTCCATCGGTCGCTATCAAGGCGGAATCGGCGGCATCACCATTCCAGCCAACAAGGCCATCGCTGCTTGGAATCGCGGGCGGCGGGCCGATCTCGACATCTTCGGGCATTGGCACCAATTCGGCTGGCTTCGCGGCCGCTACGTATCGAACGGGAGCTTGATAGGCATGAACGCCTTCGCCCTGCGGATTCGGGCCGAGGCCGAGGCTCCAAGTCAGTCGCTCGTGATTGTCGATTCGTCGCGGCGGGAATGCACGAAGGCGCTTCCCGTCTGGTGCGACCGCGACCTCAAGAAGCCGGCCGCATGAAATGCTCGACGCCGAATACGTTGCCAAGGCGATGCAGGACGCCAGGCGGTTTCAAGGCTGCTGGGATGCCGGCACGTCCGGCACGTTGGCCGCTCACACGTTTCGCCTCATCCGTGAAAGGGAAACTCTGTTGAAGACGATTGAAGACCTGGAGCGTGAGCTGGCGGAACTGCGGCAGGCCGTGCAGGCCAAGAGCGTGGGCGCCGTGCCGGAAGTGTTCTACGACGGCATCCCGGCCGACTACGCCAAACTGCACCGCCTAGAGCCGGCCACGGTTGCCGAGCAGCCGACGTTTGACGAGCCGATTCCCGTCGCCACGTCGATGCCGCCCGAGCAGCTCGAGGCCTTGTGGAACGGCATCCGCGAGCGGCGTGAGGCCATGCTGGCCAGGATCCGCGGCGAGCAGCCGGCCGAGCCGATCAACACGACGAAGTATGAGCGGGCAGAGTTTCGATTGGTTGGCATGACCGGGCGGGCCGGCAGCGGCAAAAGCGTGTCTGCAGGAATGATTCCGGGGGCGGTTGTTATCCAACTTGCCGACCCGCTCTATGCGGCGCTTTCGACGATGACGGGAATCCCCGAAGTGCTGTTGCGGCATCGCGAGCAAAAAGAGCGGCCGATTGAATGGCTCGGCAAGTCCCCTCGCCAAATGCTGCAGTCCCTTGGGACCGAGTGGGGGCGTGAGACTGTGGCCCAAGACATTTGGCTCCAGCTCTGCCGGCGGAGAATCAACCAGCTCCGCGAGCAGGGCATTTCGATGGTGGTCGTGGCCGACGTGCGATTTGAAAACGAGGCCACGATGATCCGCGAGGCCGGCGGGCGGATTTGCCACGTCCGGCGTCCGATGGCCGATTCGGCCGATGTGGAGCACAAGAGCGAGGCGGGCATCCAAATGCTCGACGGCGACGTGCTCGTCGTGAACGACGGCACGATTGAAGACCTCCGCCGCAAGGTCGAGGAAGCCTTTTCTGCCGCGGCCTCCGCCGCCTAACAAGCCGGCCGGGATTGCCTGGAGCCGCACGCCAATGCCTATACCTGAACATTCGTACAATGGGAGTAGGAGAGCGAGCAACGTGATTCAGCGAGCTAGGACGCACGAGACGCTATTTCGCCACGGCCCGAAAGGCCGCGAGGCGTTGGCCCCGCCAGGCGAGGGCGGCGAGCACGTGCACTACCAACCCAAAAAGTCGACCGGCCTTGGCTGCATCACGAGCCGGCCGAAACCAAGCGTCACGTTTTGGGAAGTGCTGGCCTACGAACTTGGTTGCAACGTCACGACCGCAAAAGAACTGTGGGAAAAGGGGCTCATTAAATGACTGCTGCAACTGGTGCCATGGCGTCGGCGGCCAACTATTCCGATCTCGCCCAAAAGGTGGAGGCGTTTCTCCAGGCCGCGAAGGCCTCGGCCGTGGACGGCCTGACGTGGCGTGAGTTTGGCGAGCTGCTCGTGGCGTTGCTCAGAATGTCGATCGACACGCTCGACCACATTCGCGGCCTGACGGGAGCGGAGAAAAAGGAACTGGTGATGGCGGCCGCCGCCAGCCTATTCGACCTGGTGGCCGACAAGTGCGTGCCTTTCGCCGCCTATCCCCTCTGGCTGCTGCTGCGGCCCACAGTTCGTTCGCTCGTGCTCGCGTTGGCGTCTGGTGCCGTCGAGCAAATCCTGCCCATGGTGAGAGCCGCATGATTACTGCCGCCCTGCTGCTTGCTGCCGGCCTCTACGTCGGCCGCGAGTGGATCACCGAAAAGCTCCGCTTGCTGGCGGAGTCTCCTGCCATTCAGAAGATGGACGGCCGGACGCTGGTGGCCGCCGGGCTGCTGGTGGCCGCCCTGGTGGCCTACTCGCTCGAGCGGCGAGGGGCCGGCGTCGAGCCGACTCCGGCACCGCCCGCCCCGGCCGGCCTTTCGTTCAAGGGGTTGTTCATTGGTCCGACTGCGGCCGCGGATGCTGCGATGCTGTCCGGCCTGTGCGACGAGATCGCGTCGTGTCTTGAGGTGGACGGAATGAAGACGCAGCCGCGGCTCACGAGCGGCGTGTCGTTCGACGATCTTCGCATCGCCGCCCGCGAGGGGCGAATGAGGGGCGAAAGCCTGGGAGCCCGCCAGCCGCACGTGCGGGACGCCATCCACAAGTACCTCGACCAGGCGGTCGGCACCGCCGGCGGCCCTGTCTCACCCGAGCAGCGAGCCAAGTGGGTGAGTGCATATCGCGACCTGGCGAGGGCGGCGGCTGATGTCACGAAGTAATCAGAACTGGACGCTCATTGCCTCGGTCGCCCTTATCGCCCTGGCGTTCGTGGTGGCCGGCCAGGCGGGCCGGCAGCTCGAGCAGTCGATTGGCGACGGGCACGGCATGGGCTACGTGCCGAACCCGGCCGGCGTCCGCGAGTTTCTGTCGGAGCTCGACGAACCGATGTTCCGCCAGGCCGGTGCGGAGTGCATCGCCAAGGCACAAGGGAAAGACACATACCTATTTAGGTATGTCGACGCTGCCCACAAAGAGGTATACGGCCGGCCCTTCTCGCCGTGGAACCAGGGTGCTCACGGCTCGTGTGTGTCATTTGGGTGGGCGTTGGGCTCGTACTTCGCCCAGAGCGTTGATTGGGCCACCGGCAAGATGCCAAAGCCTCCGAAGCTCGTCGCGACCGAACCGATCTACGGCGGATCCCGCACGGCCGCCAGACTGCCGCCGGTAAAGTTTGCCGGCTACTCGGACGGCAGCTACGGAGCGGCCGCGGCCCGCTGGGTGGCCGGGCTCAAGAGCGGCGTGGGCGGGATCGTCTACCGTGAGAAATACGGCCAGTTTGACCTGTCGGAGTATTCGATCCCGCGGTCAAAGGAATGGGGGGCGAATGGCTGCCCCGAGGTGATCGGCCAGGCGGGCATGAAGCATACCGCCAGGGCCGTGGCCCTCTGCGAGGATTGGCCGTCGCTCGTGGCCGCGCTCGAGGCCGGTTACGTGGTGCCGATCTGTTCGAATGTTGGATTCGCGAAGACGACTGTACGTGACGCTGATGGATTTTTGCCGCGTGGTTCGCAATGGAACCACTGTATGCTCCTGGCCAGCGTGAAATACGCGGCCAATAGCGGCAAGAACGGCGAGCCGCCGATGCAGAATCCACGCGACGGCGTGCTGTGCATCAACTCCTGGGGAAAGGCGTGGGTGGGCGGGCCAAAGCATCCGGCCGATCAGCCCGACGGCTCCTTCTGGATGACGCGGGCAGACGCCGAGGCGATCCTGCGGCAATCCGATTCTTTCGTGATTGGCGGCGTCAGCGGCTTTGAGTGGCGTGACCTCCACCACGGCGGATGGCTGCAGCGTGAGCCTGTCGAGCGGAAGCAGCCGGTGCCTCCGTCGATTCAAGCCTTGGCCTTGTAGGAGTATTTCGATGCGGCTGGATCGCAACACGATTCTCGCGCTCGTCGTCGCCCTGGCGGCCGGCTACTGGCTGGCCAGCTCGCCGAGCTCGCCCATAGCTCCGGTCAAGGATCGGCCCGTGCTGCGGATGCTGGCCAGGATGGCGAAAGGCTTCTTGTGGGTGGCGCTCGTGGCCGAGCAGCCGCCGGAGTCGGTCGAGGAAACCTATCTCGTTCACGCCCGGCTTGGCGAAGACGGCCAGCCGTTGCTCAATCACGCGAGGGGGTGGTGAATGTCACTATGGCAATGGATTCTCGCCTTCCTAGCGTGGTTGTCTGCGGATCCCCAGGCGATCGACCTCGAGCGGCCGCGTGCGGCCGGAGCCGTGGCGGTGGCCTATGCGGCGTTTGCGCCGGACGCCGAGCCCCCTGCCCCGCCGGCTCCGCCTGCGCCGGCGGATTGTGCTTGCGGCGGCACGTGCGTGAACGGCTATTGGAAGCCGGACGGGCGAATCTCGCAGGTGTGTCCATGCCCGAAAACGTGCAAGTGCAAGTCGCCGAAAGCGTGTCCTGACGGCAAATGCCCGACGAGGTGAGCGTGGAGCCCCTAGAGCAGCTCGCGGCCCACGTTCGCTATCGGCTGGGCAACCGTGCCCAATGGTGCCAGACGTGGCGGATCGACGAGCTGACGATGCTCGTCGTTCGGCATTGGCCGCACAAGCATCTTGAGGCGGCCGAGCTGGCCGGCGGGCGGTGCCATAAGAGCATAGACCATGCGATGGCCCTCGTTCGCGCCCAGGTGCGTGAGCAATGGGAGGCCAGGCACGGCGTCGGCCCGATGTGGCAAATGCTGCTGGCCGGCACGGTCGTCGGCATCTGCCACGTGATCCTCGAACTATGGTGGTCGTCGTCGCAGTGGCGTGACCGATTGCAAGAAATGGCCCAACGCTCACGGGAGGTACGGTAATGGCACGGTCTTTTTCGATGTTCGGTACGGTGCAGTTCAGCCCGACGTGGACTGACGGCACAGCGGTTGATTCCACCACGATCAACCTAGCCCTGGCTCTGGCCAATGGCATGGGCGACGACCAGGCGGATTCCTATTGGGCGAAAACCTACTCGCTCGCTGCCGGCGGCGATGATTCTTTCGACCTCACTGCCCTGCCGCGTTCAGTATTCGGCGCCACGGGAAACCTGTACCTGTGGAAGGCGAAGGCGTTCGTGCTTCGCAACCTTTCGCCGGTGACGACGTTCACGGTTGGCGGATCGCCGACTAACCGATGGTCCGGCTTTTCGAGCAGCGGCACGCTCGCGGTTGCACCGGACGGCATCGTCGTAGCCACGGCCCCGAAAGCCGGGTTCCTTGTTTCTAACACGTCGAAGGTAATGAGCATCGTTAACACCGACCAGGCCTACACGCTCACGGGCAACACCACGAGCGGCCAGGTGGCGGTGACGGGCCTTTCTTCGACCTCAAGCCTGCTGGCCGGAATGTCGGCGACGGGCACGGGGATCCCGGCCGGGGCCACCATTGCCGCCATCACCAGCGGCACGGCCATCACGCTTTCGGCGGCGGCCACGGCGGCCGGCACGGGCGTGTCTCTGTCGTTTGTGAATCCTTCCGCCGAGCTGCAGGTAATGGCGATCGGCGTGCTCGACTAACGCACCACGCCAATAGCGGCGTCGGCCATGTTGACGACGGCCCGGCCAAACTGCTGCAGCCGTCCCTCGGGCTGCGGCGGCGTGGCTGGGGCGGCGTAGTAGGCGGCCTGCGGGGCGGCGTGGGTGGCCACGGCCTGCCGGTGGCAGGCGTCGATAGCGGCCAAGCGGAGCCGCGTGTCGACCAGGATCGAGGCGGCGGCGGCGAGCGTAGCCACCACGAGCACGGAGCGGAGCACGTCGCGGATCATGCGTAGACTCCTGCGAGCAGTTGGGCGGGGAACGGGGCGATAGGCGTAGCGGGGTCGGTGATCCACTCGTAGGCGGCACCGCTGGGGTGGCGGCTGGGCGGAAGCACAGATTGAGCGGCCCGGCCGCCGATGCGTATTTCGATGTCGTCCACCTTCACGGCCGCGGTCGCCGGCATCCACGGCTCCCAACGGAATAGCCTGTGCTCGCCACGGGCGGAGCGGTAGGCGGGCGTGCGGAGGTCGAGCACGCCAAACGCGGCGAGCTGCTCGAGCCCGGCCGGATCGTCGTATTCAACGTCCACCACGCCCGATTCGGGGCCAAGTAGCAGGCCGACGTTGGAGCCGGCGGCCAACCATTTGTTGACGTATATCAAGTCGTCAGTGGATCGGTGCTGCCAGGCGGCACCTAACGGGCGTTTCTCTCCGCGGGCGAGCCGGATAAACCGGCAGCCGGCGGCGGCGAGGGGGGCGAGGTCGTGCATGGGCGTGGCTCCGTGATTGGCGTGGGTGATGCCCGCCGGCCCTGTTGCCGGCGGGCGGGGGCGGCGTGGCTACAGAATCTCCAGGCCGACGAGCGTTTCTTCGAGGCTGGCCGGCGGGAGCCGGTCGGCGAGCGTGGCGGGCAGGCCGAAGAATTGGAGAGTCTCGCGTACCTCCTGGCGGATTCGCTGAATCCGCCAGACCGACGACGGCTCACCGCAGTCGGCGTAGGTGTCGAGAATCTGAAACTCCTCGGGCAGCTCGGCGCCATCGGCCAGGGCGTCGACGACGGGCCGCGTGAGCGGATCGCAGCCGACAATACCGGCAAGGCTGATGGTGGCGAGCTCGGGCGGGCAGGCCTCGAGCACGATGGCGTCGGGGTCATGGGCGGGCGTGGTCATGGTTTCAATCCTCCAGGGTTGTGGCCGTTTGTCGGCCTTGGTGTCTGAATACTATCCTATCGGTCACAAGTAGGCAAGGGCTGTAGTTTGCTTGGCGTGCGTGGCTCCTTAGTTCGGGTGCTTGCCGCCGCGTGGCCGCCCTAGTGGCGGGATCGTGTCGGCGTAAGCCTTGGCGGCCGTCTGCAGCACGAACGTCTGGCCGTCGATCTCGATGCCGGCCACGTGGCCGCCCTTCACGAGTCGCCGCATCCATCCGCGGCTGACGTTGGCCAACTTGGCCGCGTTGCCAACGGTCATGTATTTGTCGGGATCTATTTTTGGTGCCATGGGAGCAATTATTCCCGGTCGGGCACTATTGTCAACGTCGGCTGGCGTGCGTGGCTTCATTGGGGCGGCAAGGCTGGGCGTGCGTGGCTTCATGGGCGTGGGCGGGCGTGGCTTCATTCGTCGAGCAGTTCGGCCATGGCGGCCTCGCGGACGGCGGCCGCGACCGCGGCCGGGCTCGTGTCCCTCCGGCCTCCGCGGCGGCGCCGCTCGAGCTCGCCGGCGGCGTAGCTGATTTCATCCTGGTAGTACCCTGCGTTTGGCGAGTCGGGCCAGGCGGCGATGCTTTCGCGGGCGTCGGCGATCGTGTAGAGCAGTTCGGCCTCGGAAAGCCTGCGGCACCGGCGGGGGTAGTCGCGGTGGTCGATCACCTTTCCGGCGTAGTTGCTGATGACGGCGTAGGCGGGCATGGGCGTGGTTCTCCGGTTGGGGTAGCGGGCGTGGGTGGCGGAAGTCGCCACGTCGACCCCGGTGCCGCCGGCCTCGGGCGCCGGCGGGGGCGGGGGCGGCGTGGGGGCGGCCGGGTCAGCGGGCACGCGGCCCAAATCCCTCGAGCAGCTCGGCGGTTTCGGCTTCGATGGCCGCGGCCGTTTCGGCCGTCATGGTGCGGGCCAGGCGGCCGCCGGTCGGCGTGATGAAAGCGGCCACGCTCACAGTCGGGATCCGGCGGGCGTCGTTGGATGCGTAGGGGCGGACGTTCCACAGAATCGCGGCGACGAACGGCGGTAGCTGGTCGGCGTGCTCGTGGTCGATTTCGTGCGGGTGGATGGTGATGTAGTTGGTCGTCCACGATTCCGCCGCGTAGCCTCCGCATGTTTGCTCTTTCTCGTGATACGTCGGGACGTGGCCGGCGGGCAGGTTGTGAAAGCTGCAGGCGATAGCCTCGGCTGCGGCGTCGGCAAGTTTCGTTCGGGTGCAAGTCGTGGCCATGGTTACGGGCTCCTGGGGTTGGGGTCTACGGGTCGGCGAAGGGCCGGCCCCGTCCAGCCCGGCGGCGTGCCGGGGCGGGCGGGGGCGGCCGCCGCTAGGCGGTGGCCGCTGGGCACGGGGCAGCGGCCGGCCGGAAGCCGTGCCGCTCGAACCTGGCCAGGTCGGTGGGGCTGGTGCTGTTGACGATCGCCCGCCGGCCGTCCGGGTGTGCGTAGCGGCGGCCGGTGATGGGCGGGTGCCCGGCGTTGATGAAACGGGCCTCGGCGGCGAGCCACCGGCGGCGCTTGTCGTCGGCCATCAGTTCGTCGGTCGAGTCGACGAGGCGGCCGCCGTCGTGGGTGTAGTATCGGCCGCCCGGCGTGCACGGCCGGCCGCCGGCCTCGGCGGCGGCCACTTCGGCCGGCACGGCCGACGCGGTGCGGAACCATACGATACGGGCCTCGGCAGCCAGGGCAGCGGCGGCCGCGATAGCCTCGCGGCGTGTCTGCCGGCGTGCGTGCGGCATCGCCGGCCGGCGGCGGCTGCGGGCCGGGCCGGCGTAGGCTCCGGCCTCCTCGGCCTCGGCCCGTAGCTGCCGGGCTATGGCGGAGTCGCGGCGGCCGCTGCGGGCCTCGGCGGCACAGACCACGCCCCACAGTTGAACGTCGCCGGTCGTGCTGCCGTCTTCTAGGATCAGTTCAACGGCTACGCGGCGGCGTGGGCACCTGGTGCCGCATAGGTCACAGTATCCCGGCTCGTCGGTCATTCCTAAGACTTTGAATCGGTGCATGGTCGGGGCTCCTGGTTGGGGTCGCTTGGTTCCGGCCGGCGGCCACGGTGGCCGCCGGCATGGCGTGGGGTCATTCCGCGGCGGCGGGCTCGAGCTCCTCGGCCAGGACGTTGGCCCCGCCCGGCTGGAGCGAGTGCAGGTAGGCGGCCGCCCGGCTGGCCGCGCTGGCGGCGGTGAAAATGGCCCGCTTGTCGGCCTTCATCACGCGGAGCCACGAGGCCAGGTAGGCGGCGTGGTCGTCGCGGGGCGTGGCTTCGAAGCCTAGATCGGCGGCCAGGAAAGCCGCGGCCAGTTCGGCGACAAGTTCTTCGGCCGCGTAGGCGTCGTCGCCGAAGCGCTTCGAAGCCTTGAAGTCACGAGCCAGGCGGGAGCCGTGGCCCGTCCAATGTGCGAGCTCGTGGGCCAGCGTGGCCGCGTGGGCCTCGGGGCTCTCGAACGTGGCCGCCTCGGGCATCTGCACGTAGTCGCCGGTCGGCGTGTAGTAAGCACGGGCGCCGCCGGTGCGAATGTCGGCGCCGGTGTGGCGGGCAAAGTCGAGCACGGCGGGCAGCGGGTCGACGTGTCCGGCCGGCGGCGGGACCTGCTCCGTGAAACGAGCGGGCAGGCCGTCGCATTGTTCGGCGTTGAATACGGCGTAGGTTTTGAGGAACGGTATCGAGCGGTCTACCTTCGTGCCGTCGTCGCTGGTTTCCGTCCTCTTGAACGTCGAAGCGTAGACCACGGTGGTCGACTTCTCACCCTTCCGGACGTGGCCGCCAAAGTCGGTAGCCTGCTTGAACGTGAGCCAGAGCGGGGCCGTGTAGCCCTTGGCCTCGGCGGCCATCCACAACATGAGCACATTGATTCCGCTGTACGGCTGGCCGTTGTGGCGGAGCGGTCGACACGTCGGGCCGGCCGCGTGGCCGGCCTTCCACGGCTGATGCCAGGGGGCCACGTCGCCGGCTTCGAGCCGGGCCACGATGGCGTCGGTAACGGTCTGGTAAACGTCGGGGCGGGTTGTCGTTGTCGCGGGCATCTTGTCTCTCCTTCGAAGTTTGGCGGCCGTCTTAGCCGCTGGTTGGTTAGTTGTATCCTATCGGTCACAAGTAGTTAAGGGGTAAGAAATTTTTTCGTCGTCAGCGTGGCCAGGTGGTCGACGATGGCCGCGGCGGCCAGGGTCAAGGCGGTGGCGAGTGCAAGGGCGATCATGCGGTTACCTCGTCGGCGTAGGGGAACTCGGCGACCACGGCCGCGTCGTAGGCGGCTCGAGCGGCGATCAACTCACGAGCTGCGGCGAGCCGCTCATCGGCCAGGTCGCCGGCCAGGCCGTGAGCACGGGCAACGCGGCGGCGGGCGTTGAGCTCGTCGGCCGTGCGGCGGGCAGCGTCAAGGCGAGCGTACGCGGCCTCACGTGCACGGCTGGCGGCCTCGGCCAGGCGCCGGGCGTCGTCGGCCTCGATGCTGGCCAGTAGTTCGCGGGCCTCCTTCCGCGTGTCGACCGTGGCCACGTGCCAGCGGGCGCCGTTGCTGGCCGTGGCTTCGATCTCGAACCAGAAGCACGCGCCGCGGCTGCGTGGGTCGCTGATTTTCCGGACGTGATATGTGGGCGTGGCGTTCATCGTGTCGGGCTCCGTTCAAGTGTGCGGCCGGTTTCCCGCGGCCGTGTCGGGTGTATTGGTTGGCGTGGCTTCAGTCAGCAAAAAGGGCCATCGTGCGCGGGCGTGGCTTCGGCTCGGCGGCCTTGAACCGCGGCGGCTCCGTGGCCCCGTGTTCGGCCAGGCGAAGAACAAAAAACTCGGCCGCCCACCACGTATCGGAACCGCGGCCGCCGGCCGCATTGGCGGCCGCGGCCAGGTCGCCGGCGGCCATCAGCTCGAACGTGCGGCGAACGTCGGCCGGCTTTCCGGCGAGCTCGGCGGCCAGGCGGGCGAATTGGTTGACGGTCATTTGTGGGGGCTCCTCTTTTGGTTGGCGTGAGTGGCGTGGCCATTGTGGCCGATAGGGGACAATTAGAACGGGGCGGCCTCGCGGCGGGGACGGCCGGCCGTGGGGTGCCGCGTGAAAAATGCCACGTCGGCGGAGCTCACGAGCCAGTTTCGGCCCGACTTGCGGCCGCGGATTTTGCCCGACTTCACGAGTAGGCGGAGCCATTGTTCGGTTACGTCGGCCACGTGGGCGGCCTGCACGAGCGGCACCATGTCGGCGAGCTCGTCGGCCGGAGTGGCCGGAGCGGCCATGGCCGCGGCACGGTCAACACACTCGGCCATTACGTCGTCGGCCGGCCGCAAGGCCGGAGCGGGCGTGTTCAGTTCGGCGTAAAGCTCGTCGGCCGCCAGGCCCAAGCCGGCCGCGGCCACGTCCAGGCCTTGAATGTAGGTTGCATCACCGCCGTTGAACGCTGCACGGTTTGCAAGCTTGAACCGGCCGCCGTGAGCATGGCCCATGAAAGCGTATACGTGTTCGCGAATGGCCCGGCGACATTCAACGTCGGCGGCTTCGAGCTCACGAGTCTCACGATAGATCGTGAGCACGTCGGCCCATGCCACTCCCAGTTCGGCCGCTCGTCGCTTGTGTTCGTTGGTGTTCATGTTGCTATTGTATCCTATCGGTCACAATTGCAAGGGAATATATGCCAATATCGTGCCGAAACGAAAAGATTCTGAAAAATGCCGTTTTCGGCCGCGAAACTATGTTTTTCGATTTTTGGGGCCAATCGGCATTGTGTTGCAAAATGCTACAGTGTTCGATTTTGCTGCAGCATTTTGCAACATTTGGTCGCCATTGTGGGGGTATTTCGATGGCCGGTCACGAGCGGCCACGCCCGGCCATGTCGGCCGCTCGTCGGCCAGGTGAACGGCCACGTCGGCCGGAGATGGCCGCTCACCAGCGGCCATCGTCGGCCGTTGCTGCCGGCCACGTCGGCCAGGTGAACGGCCACGATGGCCGGGCGTGAGCTCACGAGTATTTCGATAGCAGACCTGGCCGGCCATCAGCCGGCCAGGTGAGCGGCCATCGTCTATCGAAATACTCGTCGCGGTCTATCGAAATACTCGCGGGCGGCCATCGAAATACCCCTATCGGGGGGCTAAGCGTACGGACGTTCACTAGCGGGCCGCGGGTCCTTCCGGCCCGCCCGCGGCGGGCCTCCCCGCTTCGAACTCGACATGATGATCGACCCCGTGCGCTCACCGCCCCCCGATATAGCCCAACGTGCCGCTCTTTCTGGCCTCATCTCCATCCACCAGCACGACCTTCTTCTCCACCAATCGGTAGTTCCGATTGACGGTGATGGTCACGACTTCGCCGAGCTTTTTCCGTTTTGCGTACCTGTGAATCGTGTTCGGGTGCTTGATCTGCACTCGGTCAATCGCCACAAGCACGTCGCCGGTTCCGAGCCCCGACCCTCGAGCCCGGCTCGCTGCGTAAAACTCGGAAATGCGAATGAGGTTTGAATCCTCGTCGATTCGGGCCTCGAACCCAACATGGTTTTCCGCCCATGCCGAACAGGAAGCCAGCAACGCCAACGCAACAACAACGCTTCTCATGTCGTCCCTCCTTTTGGTTGAGCCAATACTACCCAGCGGTCTTATTCAATGCCTCCATCAGCAGCTCTCTCGGTGCCGGAATCGTGCGGCCAATGATCGTCTGGTCGCCGTAGAACGCATCGAACACCTTGGCCGTGTTGCCCAGGTGCTTGTGGCCAGCCTGCGGCTGCTGCAGCTCAACGTCTGTGCCGCTGGCCCGCCTAATCCACTTCCACGTTCCCGGCCGGATCCCGGCCCGCTGCACAAGCCGCTCGACCTGGTCGAGAAATGTTTCCTGCGAAGACGGCCACGGCATCACGAGCTGCCGCGGGCACTGCTCAAGGCTGGCCGTTAGGGCCGCCATCGTGCTGCCCGAGAACTGAAACGTGACAACCTTGCCCGTCTTGCTTTGCGACCACGACACGAGGCCGTCCGGCCGCACGCTGCCGACCGGCAACACTATCTGGTCGCCCCAGCGGAGGCCGGATTCCCACGCCACTCGCACGGCCAAATCCCACCAGACACTTCGGCGGAGTCCGCATTTATGCCACCGCGGCAATTTCTGGCAGGCGGCTAGGAGCCGCTCGACCTCCTCCTTCGTCCAGGCCGTCACGACCTGCTGCGGCACCCTTGTTTTCCGCACCCGACGCGAAATTGGCTCCTCACAGGCACCATCGTCGGACGCCCCCCGCCAAAGGGCCAAGAGCATCGCCTTTTTCCCCCTGACTGTGTGCGGGGCGGCCTCCTCGGAATAGTCCCGCAGCCACGCCGACACGCTCCGCTCGTCGAGCTCCTCGAGCTTGACGGGGCCGCCGGCCCACCGTTCGAACAAATCCGCGACAATCACGTACTGCCGCAGTGTCGATGGCTTCACGTCGCGGACGAGGCCGTAGCCTTCCCTGGCGTATTGCCCAAGTGTCTCTGGACCGGCTCGGCGGAACATATCGCGATCCTCGTGGCGTACCGCAACGAGGGGACTCCGCCCCCACTCGCGGCGAGGTTCGCGTCAGTTTCCGGCCCGACGCGGCACCGTCAAACGCCCCGAAAAACCGGCAAATCCGGTATTCGGCAAGGTTGGTCTTGCTGCTACCTTGTGGGCCGATCCTGCTTCGTTCAGTTCCAGTAGAGCATCGGTCTACGGAACCGAAGGTTGCTGGTTCGAGCCCAGCGGGGTGTATTTGCGGTGCCTGGTCAACCATATGGCCAGGCACCGCTGGAGGCAAACGCCATACACTCCACGGAGGGCAGCGATCATGGCTCAGAGACACCCAGGGGGACGGCCCCGACAAAAGGAACCGTGTGCCTGGGGCAAACGGATTGAAGCCATGGCAGCCAAGCGTGGAATGTCGCGGCGCGATCTCGCCGAGAAGGCCGACATGACCTACGAAGGTCTGTGGGCGTTGCTGATGGGGAAGGCCAAGCCTCGCCTCGATACCGCCTGTCGCATCGCTGACGCTCTCGGCGTGTCGGTGCAAAAGCTGGCTTCTTAGCCGGGCATTTTTCAGTTCCGAAAGATTTTTCAAAACTCCTCTTGACGGAGTTTTGAAAGACTTCTAGATTCCCCGCCGACGTTGATCGTAGTGATCGACGAAGCAAGGCGAGGGACCGCCGGATGGCACGCAAGCAGGACGCGACACGTCGGCCCACGCTCCGCACCGCAGGAGGCGACCGGCATGAAGCGCGGGGTTCGAACGGACACGAACGGGCTCGCCTGCAATCGCGGGCGACGGGGCGGCCGAAAGCAGTCGGTGCCCGACCCCAACGAGCTGCTCATCGAGCTGGAGGCATCGGCCGTCCGGCTGGCATGGGTTCAGCAGGGTCTACGCGACCGCAAGCGAATGGGGCTCGTCCCTGTTCGCCCGGTGGAGCCGATAGCGATGGAGGTATCGCGAGCAATTCGCGGCTCCGCCTAGTTGTCAGCGTTCAGCGGGTTGCTTGGGAATTGTTTAGCCGTGCGATGAACAGCGAGCAGGCCGACCGCCGGCTGACGCTCGACGAGCAAGACGAACTGACCATCGACGACCGCCTGCAAATGGGCGACCGCGAGGCCATCTACGACGCCATCGTCGAGGCCGTCGATTCGCTCGAGCTCATGCGAAAGGCCATTTCGGAGCTTTTGGCCGAAGACTGCGACGTGCTGGACCGCCTTTCGGCGCTGCAGCGGTCGCGTGCGATTCACGGCGAGCCGCCGATTGTGCGGGCTCGCAAACGACAGGAAACCGCGGGCTCGGACGCCAGCGGGAAGGAGCGGCAGAGGAGCCGCGTGACAGGATCCACCCCCGCGAGTCATGGCTGACCAGCGGGATTTTTAGGGAGTTGCCGTGCTACTGCTCGGATTGAAAGTCGACGAGGGCGTGACGATCGAAGTGCCTGGCCACGAAACGATTCACGTCATGGTCACGAGGGTTCGGCAGGGCACGGTTCGCATTGGGATCACGGCACCACGGGAAATGGTTGTCGTGCGTGATGAGGTTCGGGAACGACTTGCAAAGGAGAGCAAAGGTCATGCGTAGGTTTGCAAAAGTTGGTTGCGTTGGGCTGAGGGCGGATCGCGGAGCATCCGACATTCGCTCGCAGCGGCAGACGTTCGAGCGGTCGAAGTTGCTGGCCGTCCTGCGGTCGGCTCGCCGTGTCGCGATTGACGCCAGGCGTCAGTCGCATGGCGTCTACCGGATCGGGCCGGATTCGTTCATGGCCATGTGCCATGCCATCGACGAGGCCTTCGATCACGTCGCCGCGGCTCGCGACGACGACGACCGGATGCCTGGCGATGCCGAGGCAGATGCGGCGATTGCCGGGATGGCCGACACGTACGGGAGGGCATCCGCATGATCTCCGCCGAAGGGCTGGCGATTGCACTGGTTTCTGCGGCGGCCACGTTGGCCGTTGTCTCCGCTGCCGCTGTTGCGTTGGTGGTGCTCACTCTCTCTCAAGCGACCAAGGAAGGAACAAAGCGATGGCTCTGAAAATCATTCGCGGGAAGCAAGCTTCTCCAGTTGGCATTGTGCTGTACGGCTTGGAGGGCATCGGCAAGACGACCCTGGCAAGCCAGTTCCCCAATCCTGTCGTGCTGGACACGGAAGATGGCACAAGGCAGCTCGACGTGGCCCGCGTTTCTTGCCCCGATTGGGTGACTCTGGAAGGAGCGATGCACGAGCTCGTTCGTGACTCGCAGGGGTTCAAAAGCGTGGTGATTGACTCGGCCGATTGGGCGGAGAGGCACGTAATCGAGGCGATCAAGTCCAAAGCCAACAAGCGATCCATTGAGGATTTCGGCTTTGGCAAGGGTTACGTGATGGTGGCCGAGCAAATTACTCGCCTGCTGTCGTTGGCCGATCAGCTCATGGATCGCGGCCTGCACGTCGTCTTTGTGGCTCATAGCGAGGTCAAGCGGGTCAGCCCGCCGGACGAGCTCGACGGCTACGACCGCTGGCAGCTCAAGCTGACGAAGCAGTCGGGGCCGCTGTTCCGCGAGTGGGCCGACGCCCTGCTGTTCTGCAACTGGAAGGTCGCAATGGTCGAGGGGTCGGACGGCCGCACCAAGGCCCGCGGCGGCAAGGAGCGGGTGCTGCACACGCAGCACACAGCCGCCTTCGACGCCAAAAACCGCTACGGCCTGGACGCGGAACTTCCCATGGCCATCACGTCGCTCTCGCACCTGTGGGAGTCGGGGCCGAAGCCAGCCAAGCAGCCGACGCTCCGCGAGCGGATTGCCGATGCCGAGACTGTCGAGGCTCTCGGCGAGATCGGCGACCTGGTGGACGACATGGAGAGCCGCGGCAAGCTAACCGCCGACCAGGTGGCCACGCTCCGCGGGCTCGTCGACGAGCGGCATCGGGTGCTCGAGCCGGCTGCGTTTGCGGAGGCCGCCGATGCGTAAGCAAAAGCCTTTGACGTTCAAGTCGATTGCGGATCGGTATTTGGCGGAGCGAGTTGTCTGCAAACTCTACCGCCACAACATGAAGTCGCTGGCCGGCAGGGCGACGGTTGTCACGGCCGATGCCGTGAACGCCTACCTGCGGAAGCGGCTGGAGTCCGTATCTGCGATCACCGCCAAGAGCGACCGGGTAATGCTGCTTTCGCTGTGGCGGTGGGCATACGAAACGCGAATGATCGACGAGGCGCCTCGCGGCGTCATGCGGATCAAGGCCAAGAAGTCTCCGACGCGGGCCTGGACCGTCGACCAGGTGCGGACGCTGTTGGCAAAGGCTTCCGAATACCGCGGCCACCTGCTTCGCAGCGGTGCCGACATCGGCGACTTCCTCACGGCCTGGACGCTTCTCGGATACGAGTCTGGAAGCAGGCACGGCGACATTTGGGCGTTTCGTGCCGATCACTTGGACGGCAACATTCTGCGATGGACGCAGAGCAAGACCGGCGACCCGCTGCACAAGGTAATGACGCCGGCCTGCGTCGAAGCCTGCCAGCGGATGCTCAAGCGTTCTCCTGACGGCCGGATTGTTGGATGGGCCTGCAAGCCACGCCAAGCAATGCGGTGGTGGCAGCAGCTTTGCCGTGCCGCCGGCCTGCCTGGCACGTCGAAGTGGTTGCGCAGGTCTGGGGCCACTCACATCGAGATGGCCATGCCTGGCAAGGCGAGCCTTCACCTTGGCCACAGGACCGCCGCACTCGCGGCACAGGCCTACATCGACTGGGGCCAGATTCGCGAGCACGCCCCGCAGACCCCGGTACTCGTAGCCAGCTAGGAGAACCAGATGCACGACCACCAACGCGGAGCAGTCGCGGTCGACCGACTCCGCAAGATTCGGCAGCTATTGGATTCGTTCGAAGAAGGCGAATGCAACGCCGCCAAGACGCTGTCGCACATTTCAGACGTTGTGAGTGGTGAATCCGAGCGGATCGTCCGCGTCGGTCACAAGCCGCACGAGCCGGAGATTCAGACATGAGCGCAGACGATTGGGGATGGGACGACACGCCCGAACGAGCCGCGGCGCTGCCGAACGGCAAGAACGTCGGCACGATTACGGAGGCCAAATTGGTCTACGAGCCGGATCGGCCGCGATGGGTCGATCCCGTTAAGAACCCGCAGGCCGAGGGCATCAAGGTTGTCGTGCAGTTCAAGGACGAGCTCGGCAACAAGTTCAACTCGAAGACGCAGATTCCGCGGCACTGGCGAGGCCTGGTGGAGGGGCTCGGCCGCTGTGCTGGCGTCACGCTGCCGCCGGCCGTGTCGAAAGAGGCATTCGTCGAGTCGCTCGTGGGCCGCACGGTCATTTGCCAGACGGTGACAACAGAGCCCAACGACAAGGGCTTCACCTACGTCAACGTAAAGGAATGGCTCCCCAGCCCGTCGCAGCCGTTGCCGCCGTCCAAGGCCGCCCCGGCACCGCCGGCCGCCAAGGCAAAGAAGCCGGCCGCTGCCGCAGCCGTCGATTCGGAAGACACCATCCCCTTTTGAGGATCCCCGTCATGGAAGACGTGATCGTCAGCGACGTGACAGAAGACCACGGCCACGTGCTCGTTCGAGTGCGAACGTGGTCGAACGGAACGAAGCTGCACACTTTCATTCCGAAGGAGCCTGTGCTGCTGACCATGGATCGGCAGTCGGTGAAGGATCAAGTTCGCCGAATGTCGGCCCGCGACCTCGAGCGGCAAGTACGCGACATGACGCCAGACGACCGTGCCTTTTGGGAGGCACGGTGGGACGAAACCTGGAGCCATTAGGAGACAGACCGGCCCGCGATGGCCGTAGCGGCAGCGTTCACCTGCCGCATTCGCCGCCAAGCCGCAAGTGGCGACAAACACGGCAGTCGAGGCCCAGGCCTCCGATTGGGTGACTCGACCGGATGCCCGCACGTCACGCGGGCCAATACACAGGAGCTCACGGAATGAGCGACTACTACCCAGCAAGCACGGAAGCCTTGCCACTGTTCGCGATGGCCAGACGCCGCGACCCGTCCACGTCGCACGCTGCCGCCAAGGTCGCCCCCGTGCGGTCGCATGGCGAGCGGATCGTGGCCGCCCTTCGGCTTGGGCCGGCCGGCCAGAGCGAGATTGGAGCCCGCTGCGGCCTGCTGCCGCACAAGGTCAACAAGCGGCTCACCGAGCTGCAGCGGCTTGGCAGGGTCGAGCTGACGGGCCGTGAGGTTCAAGGATTGAGCGGGTGCATGGAGCGGGAGTGGAGGGTTGCGTTGGCAACATAAATCACTGCTAGGCGTGGCCGGGCGCGGCGCGGCACGGCGGGGCAGGGCTCGGCGAGGCCGGGCAAGGCAAGGTGAGGCGCGGCAAGGCTCGGCAAGGCAGGGCAATGCGAGGCAAGGCAAGGCGTGGGTTTCGTTTACATCATCGGCGAGTCGCGTGAAGGTCCAGTGAAGATTGGCCTGTCGTGCGATCCAAGAAAAAGGAAGGGAGGCCTGCAAACAGGCAACCATCGCGAACTGCACGTATTCGCGAAGGTTGAGTGTGACGACGAGCGTCTTTTGGAAAAGACGCTCCATGTGCATTTTGCGTCTCGCCGCGTTCGCGGCGAGTGGTTTGAAGTCACGGTAAAGGAGGCCGCGTTAGCGGCAGAAGGATATGGCCACAGCAACCTCGGCGGCGATTTCGATTGCGTGCAAACTCATCGGAGTTCGGCCTTTGATGTTCGACAGGTACGCGGGCGACAACAGCACCCAACTCCCTGTCGCGGAGAAGATGTACCTCGACGGAGAACGGCGTTTGACGCTTCCCGCAGTCAATCTGTTTTCAATGCTCTGTGCGGAGAACACCAAGAGCGTGTGTCGGCAGTTCTTCGGAAAGAACGGAAAGACGATCGGGCTTGGAATCGCCAGCTACGTTTCGATTTCTCCATTCGAGATTCCGATTTGCGATGACAACGGGCCTATTGTTTTCAATGGATTCAATGACAAGGTCTACGAGCACAGGACTGTTGCTCGAGTGAAGGGAGGCATTCCTAACCCAAAGCACAGGCCTGTAGTTGCAACGCCTTGGAACCTGCAGTTCACGCTGGAATACATCGAAAACAAGCATTGCTCTCTGGAGAATCTTAGGCAGGCAATCACGATGGGCGGGATGCTCGGCGTCGGAACTTTTCGGCCGTTCTTTGGGCGGTACGAGGTGGAGCAGTTCAAGATTGAGCTTTGATTTTTCTAGGCGTGGCTCGGCGTGGCTCGGCGTGGCAAGGCCAGGCCAGGAGTGGCGTGGCGTGGCTTGGATTGGCTCGGCGGGGATCGGCGCGGCATGGCATGGCGCGGCGAGGCTCGGCGCTGCATGGCAAGGCAAGGAATCTCGCCCGTGATAGGCACGAAAGCGGCTTCGACGCCGCGGCGAGAAATTGGACGGAGGTTTTTCTATGGCCGGTGAATGGATTGCGGTAGACCTGGCTCTCGACGAGAAGCCGGAGGTGCAAGAGCTCATCGACCTGACGGGCCATTCCGTCGAGGTCGTGACCTACCGCCTCAGAAAGCTTTGGGGCTGGGCCTCGATGCACTGCGCCGACGGGACGGCCCGCATGACGATCCCGCGGCTGACGAGGACGTGCGGAGGGGATGACGCCTTCTGGCGAGCCGTGGTGGCCGTCGGGTGGCTGGAAATCGACGAGACGGCCGCTACCGTCGCGGTCCCTGGGTGGGATCGGCGGTTCAGCCAGGCGGCCAAGGCGAGACTCCAGCACCAAGACCGGGCCAAGGCTCAAGATGAGCGTGATCCTGGGCGAAAACGCCGATCCGGCACTGCCTGCGCTCAAGCGCAGGACGCGGCTGCGCTCGAGCGCAGTAGAGGAGAGGAGAGGACAGGAGAAGTTCCTCCTCCTCCGCCTGCGTGCGCGGAAGGGGACCAGGCGGCAAGATGGGCAACCTTGCGGGCGGCATGGAACGCCAAGCCGGCTGACAATCGACGGCCTTGGACGCCACCGGAGCCACCGGACGAGGCCGTGGAGTCTCTTGCCGACCCCGAATGGCTCCCGGCAGCCTTGGAGGCCATCGGCCGCCTACGGGGCTGCAAATACTTCCGGACGCCCGTGGCGCTGACGCAGTTCTGCGGGCCGAGGTTCGTCAAAAAGGTGCTGCAGGGCAAGTACGACGAGCTTCACGACAACCGGAAGCCGTCCGCGGCACGTCCAGACGACCGGCCTCCTCCGCAGGGCTGGAATGGCGACGACACGGCCCGGCTTGAGGCGACCAAGCGGGCTATGGCCCAAAAACTACGAGCTTCCGTGGGAGAATAAGGCTATGGGCTCAAAATCGAGAACCAAAGGCAAGGTTGGCGAACGGGAGGCTGCTGCCGAGCTGGGCACCCTCCTGGGCGTCCCGGCCCGCCGCGGCGTCCAGTTTCAGGGCGGGCCGGATAGCCCCGACATCGTCCTGCAGGGCGTCAACCTGCACGTCGAGTGCAAACGCACCGAGCGGCTTTCCCTGTGGGCGGCCGTCGACCAGGCCAAGGCCGACGCCCCGCCTAACGCCGTCCCGGCCGTCTGGCACCGCTCGAACCGCCGCCCGAGCGTGCTCATCGTCGAAACGAGCCGGGCCGTGGATTTCGCCATCGAAATACTCCGAGCCAAGGGCTTGCTCAAGGAAGGCGGCTGATGGTCGCCAAGAGCAAAGAGGCGATTGAGAAACGCCGGGCCGGAACCGTTGAACGCGGCCGCGAAACCACGCGGCTGGGTGCCGACATCGGCAAGATTCCGAAGCCGAAGCATCCCAAGCGACGTGAATCCTGCAGGCGCGACCTAGAAAAGTTCCTGACCACGTATTTTCCGTATTCGACGGGTCTGTCGCCGTTCTCGGACGACCACAAACGGGTGATTTCGCGGATTCAGGACTGCATCCTCAGGGGCGGCAGGTTCGTGAACGCGGTGTACCGCGGATTCGCCAAGTCGACGATCTCGGAAAACGCCCTTCTGTGGGCGATGCTCTACGGCCATCGGAAGTTCGGTGCGATCTTCGCCGCCGAGGCCGGCCTGGCCGATAAGGCCATCACGTCGATCAAGACCGAGCTCTCCGACAACGATCTGCTGTGCGAGGACTTTCCCGAGGTCTGTTTTCCGGTGCGGGCCTTGGAAGGAAAGCCGCAGCGGTGCAACTCGCAGACCTGTGAGGGAAAGCGAACGCATATCCAGTGGCGGAAAGACACGCTCGTCATGCCGGCCATCCCCAAGAGCGTGTCGGCCGGCTCGATCATCGTGAGCAAGGGGCTCACTGGCAGCATTCTCGGCCTGCGTCACAAGTCCGCGGACGGCAAACAGCTCCGCCCCGACTTTGTGATCGTGGACGATCCGCAGACCCGCGAGTCGGCCCGCTCGCCGGTGCAGTGCCAGAGCCGGCTGGAAATTCTGCTCAAAAGCGTGATGAAGTTGGCCGGCCACACGACGAGCATCGCCTGCGTCGTCAATGCGACGGTGATCGAACAGGGCGACATGGTCGATCAGTTGCTCGACCAGGGCAAGCACCCGGCATGGCAAGGCGAGCGGATCCCGATGGTGCGGGCCTGGGCCACGAAGCACGACGACCTTTGGCTCGACCGCTACGCCACGCTGCGGAAGACCTTCGCGTCCGACATCGTCGGCGACCAGGCCAGAGCCCACCGCGAGGCCAACGAGTTCTATCTGGCCAACCGTAAGGCGATGGATGACGGTTGCCTCGTGTCGTGGTATTCGTGTTTCGATCCAGAGCGAGAATGCTCCGCGATCCAGCACGCATACAACGCCTATCTCGACGACGGGCCGGACGTTTTCGCGAGCGAGTTCCAGCAGCAGCCGATCAACCGCGATACGGGCTCCATTGGCATCACGGCCGACGACATTCGGCAGCGAGTCGTCAACGTGCCACGGTGGGTCGTGCCTGGCGGGCTCGACACGCTGACGTGCTTCGTGGACGTGCAGAAGGAATTGCTCTATTGGGCCGTGCTCGCCTGGGGGCATCAGTTCCGCGGTCACGTAGTCGCCTACGGCACGTACCCAGACCAAGGGCGGTCCTACTACACGCTTCGGGACGCCAAGAAGACGCTATCGCGAGCTCACGGCACGAACGTCGAAGCGGCGATCCTGGCCGGCCTCGAGCAGGTGGCGGCCATGCTGCTCGACCGAGAGTTTGCCCGCGAGACGGACGACGCCGTGCTGCGGGTCGGCCAGTTGTTCATAGATGCAAATTGGGCTCAGACCCACCAAGTCGTGCGAGACTTCGCCCGGCGATCCAAGTGGGGGCCGCGAGTCTTGCCGACGCACGGCCGATTCGTTGGTGCATCCGGCCAGACCATCAGCGACAAGCCGCCAGACCGCGGCGAGCGGGTGGGGGCAAACTGGAGGACAAGCACGATCCAGAGGCAGCGGCACGTGCTGTACGACACAAACTCGTGGAAGACGTTTGTGGCGGCCCGCATGAAGTTGTCTGTTGGCGATCCGCAGGGGTTCACGATCCACGCCGGCCAGCATGAAATGTTTGCCGAGCAGATGGCCGCTGAAACCCCGGTGCGGGTCGAGTCGAAGATGCGTGTTGTGGACGAATGGAGGCTTACGCCTGGCCGTGACAACCACCTTTTCGACTGCGTGATCGGGTCGGCCGTCGCGGCCTCGTACAGCGGCGTTTCGGCCGTTGGCGTCGATCCCACGGCCGGCCGGGCCGAGCGAAAGGTAATCAGCCGGGAGGAAATGGCCGCCGCCAGGGCGAAACTCATGGCCAAAATGGGCCGCTGAACTGGCATTCAAGTATTTCGATAGGCGGGCATTCTTGGGGCTGGCCCGATTCCTCAAGGAGAACCTCACCATGCGTTCCATCCTCCTCGCGGTTGCCTGCCTGTTCGCCTCTGTCGCCTCCGCCGACACGGTCGTTGTGCGGGGCCGTGCCACCGTCGTCCAGACCGCCCAGGACGCGGCAGTCGTCATCGCCCGCCGCGGTGCCCTCGTGCATTCCGGCTGCTCGCAGACCGAAGGCATCGGATTCTCGACCGAGTCTGCCGATGCGGCCATTCGCCGATGCTGTTTTTGGGGTAAGCGTCAGCCGGTCGACATCGGTGTCGCCTGGTCGCCGCTCCGCCGCGGATGGTTTGCGGTCGTGAGGTATCGCTAATGCGGTTCTTCGACGGCCTGGCATACCTAGTCGCTGTCGTCGGCATCGCAATGATGGTGGTGCTGTCGTTCGCCTGGAGCCCTCCGCAGCTCCAGGTGGACGGCGGCCCGCCGGCCACCTCCTGCATGGTCACGCGAGTTTACGACGGCCACTGGTGGGTGATCTCTACGTCGAGCCGTGCGTTTGCCCACCACCCCGATTGCCCGCAGTGCAAGCGCCGCCGCATCCTCGAGGAGCCCGCCGATGGCCAGTGAGCCGCGTCCGCTCTCGCTCACGCGAAACCTCGACGTGTCGGTCTACGGCGAGCGTGAGCTGCAAGCCGAATGCGACCAATGGGAATGCGACATCGACGGCCACGGCCGCGTAGAGTTTGGCAAGAGCGTGAGCGTTCCGGCCTTATGCTTCGACGAAAGCGACGGCGATGCCATCCGCAGGCTTTCGGCTTGGCTGCTCAAGGCCGCCGCATGGGTCGAGGCAGACAAGAAATGACCCAACTGCCAGACGTGCGGCCGGCTTGGTGGGACAACGAAGCCGATGGCGTCTACTCGGACGATCCAGAGGACGGATACCCATACGATGAGTAGCGGACTGATTCTGTTCGTCGGCGTGATCTACCTGGCCGTGGCCATCGACCAGTACGCCAAGGGCTCGCCCGGCATGGCGATTGCCTGGTTGGGCTACTCGCTGGCCAATGTCGGTTTGGCCATGGCGGCCAAGTGAGCCGCCTACCACACGCGGATTAGGACCGGCCACACGAACGGCCGGCCGGCCGTGACGGCTGCTAGGGTGCAAGTAGGCACCGGAGGCATCCGCCATGTTCACCGATCGCTGGGGTCCAGAGTTCGCTGACGAGGTCGACGCCGAGTGTGACGACGGCCAAACGCTCGTTGAGTTCCTTAGTTAAAGCGTGGACATTGGTACACTTGTAGGTAGGCGGCATTCCATGCCGCCTACCGGAGCCTGCAAGTGGCCAACGAGGACGTTATCGACGCAGTTGCCGCGAATCTCGCGCAGCCCCGTCGTGCCCGCACCGAGGCCGGTGAGGTTGAGCAGCACGAGCTCGACCGCCAGGTGGAGGCGGCCCGTTTTGTGATGGATTCGCGGGCCGCGGCCAGTTCGCCGTTCGCTTGCCTGCATTTCCGCCGCACCGAAGCTCCAGGAGCCAATGGCTAATGGGGCTCCTCTCCAAAATCCTTGGCCCGTCCCGGCAGTCGCTCCAGGCGACCGTCGACGCCCAGAAGACGGCCATTTCGTCGCTGGTACACGCCAAGTACGACTCGGCACAGACGACCGAGCTCAACAAAAACCATTGGGCCAACGCCGACCACTACTCGGCAGACGCCTCGCTGCTGCCGCACGTTCGTCGCACGCTCCGCAATCGGGCACGTTACGAAATGCGTAACAACTCGTACGCGGCCGGCATCGCGAGCACGTGGTCAAACGACCTTGTCGGCACCGGCCCGCGGCTCCAGCTCGACCTTGGGCCTGACGTGTCGCCCGATGCCGTGCGGGCGATTGAAACCGCGGTCTACGATTGGTCCGTCAACATCGACCTGGCCCGCAAACTGCGGATCGCCAAGGGGGCCAAGATCAGCGACGGCGAGGTGTTCGCTCTCAAGACGAACAACCGCCGGCTCAGCGGCGTCCAGCTCGACGTGAAGCTCGTCGAGGCCGACCAGGTCATGTCGCCGCTCGGCTTTATGACCGAGAACGACGTTGACGGCCTGCGTTTCGACCAGGACGGCAACGTCAGCCAGTTTTGGGTGGCCAAGCATCACCCCGGCTCCCTGACGCCCGGCTTCATCCTTGAAGGCGATTGGGTTGACGCCGACTACGTGTGCCATTGGTTCCACGCGACCCGGCCTGGCCAGCATCGCGGCGTGCCGGAGATCGCTCCGGCCCTCGAACTGTTCGCCCTGCTCCGCCGGTACACGCTCGCCGTGGTGACGGCCGCCGAGACTGCGGCCAATTTCGCGGCCATCTTCAAGACCACCATGCCGGCCAGCGGCACGGCCAGCGGCATCGACCTTGGCGAAACGCTGCCCATCGTCCGCGGCATGGCCATGGCGGCTCCCGAGGGATGGGAGCCGGTGCAGATGAAGGCGGAGCATCCGACCAGCTCGCATGACCAGTTCGTGCGTCGGATGCTCAACGAAATCGCCCGCTGCATCGACATGCCCTACATCGTGGCGGCCATGGATTCGTCTTCGGCGAATTACTCGTCGATGCGTGGCGATTACCTCGTCTATCGCAAGCGAATCGCGGTCGAGCGGAACGACATGGAGCGGGTTTTTCTCGACCCTCTGCTCATGTCGTGGCTCGACGAGGCCGTGGACGTTGGCGGCGTCATCCCCCGCGGCCTGCCGCCGTTTTCGGCGTGGAATTGGTCGTGGACGTGGGACGGCTTTGAGCACGTCGACCCCTTGAAGGAAGCCAATGCGGATGCGGCCATGGTGGCGGCCAACATGGCCAGCCTTTCGGAGGTCTGTTCCAAGCGCGGCCGCGATTGGCGGGTTGTCATGCGGCAGCGGGCGGTCGAGGCCGCCCTGCAGCAAGAGCTCGGCCTGAATCCGGCACAGCCGGATGCCCCCAGCGATGAGCCCCAGGAGCAGGAGCAAGCATGAACCGCATCACGCTCTCGGCCGATCTCCACGTCCAGGCTGCCGACGAGGCCGCACCGGCCACGTTTGAGCTCGTGGCCTACACCGGGGCATCCATCCGCCAAGGCTGGAGCCGGAATCCGCTGGTGGTCGACCTGGCCGGTATGGACGCGGCCAAGGCCAGCATTCCGATCCTCTACGCCCACGGCAAGGAGCTGCCGCTGCTTGATAGCGTGATCGGCCGCTCGACCGAAATCCTCAACGATGGCAACCAGCTCGTCATTCGCGGCGAGCTGATTCGTGGTGAGCCTGCCGCCGACAAGCTGATTCGCTACGCGAAGGCTGGCGTGCCGCTCCAGGCGTCGATCGGTGCCGACGCCATGGCCATCGAAAACGTAAACGCTGGTGGGGTTGTGACCGTCAACGGTCGCGACTTCTCCGGCCCTGTGTCAGTCGCCCGTCAATCGGATCTCCGAGAAACGAGCGTGGTTCTGTTTGGTGCGGACGGTCGAACGTCCGCGGCGATCGCTGCCGAAGCGAATGAGGGCAACCCCATGAGCGATGAGCTCAACCAGAAGCCCGTCGAGGCCGCCGCGCCGCAGACGGAAGCCCCGGCGAGTGTCGCCGCGGAAACCAAGGCTCCCGCCCCGATCGTGGCGGCGAAGGGCGGCGACGGTGCCTCCCTCGTCGACGCCGAGACGGTTGCCAACCTCGTGCTCCAGAAGATTCGTGCCGAGCGGCTCGCCGAAGTGCGTGCCGAGCGGCCGAAGGCTCCGGCCGTCCACGTCGTGGACGCCGATGCCACGAGCAACCCCAAGGTGATCGAGGCCGCTCTGTGCCTCGCCGGCGGCCTGCCCGGCGTGGACAAGGCCTACGACGCCAAGGTGCTCGAGGCGGCTGACCGGCGACGTGCCAACACGTCGCTGGGGGAGGTGCTCGTCGAGGCGGCTCGTGCCAATGGGTACACCGGCCCGTCGCGCATCACTCAGGGGACGATTCGGGAGGTGCTCGCGAGCGGCTTCGCGACCCACTCGATCAGCAACGTGCTGTCGGCGACCTACGGGAAGTTCCTCCTCCAGGGCTTCACGGCGGTTGAGTCGACGTGGGATCGGATTTCGTCTGTCCGCAGCGTCAGTGACTACAAGCAAGTCACCGGCGTCCGCGTCACGGGCGGGTTCGAGTTCGACGAGGTGGGCAACGGCGGTGAGCTCAAGATGGCCGAGGCCGGCGACGAGACTCGGTCGATCAAGGCGAACCTCTACGGCCGCCTGTCGGCGATCACGATGGTCGACATCGTGAACGACGATCTCGGTGCTCTGACCGTGGTTCCGCAGCGTTTGGGCCGCGGTGCCTCGATCAAGCTCAACAAGGTGTTCTGGGGTGCCTTCGAGGACTCCAACGCCACCTACTTCGCGAAGGAAACGGCGGCCAGCGGCAACGCTCTCGCCATTTCGTCGCTGAAGACGGCGGCGGCTTCCTACCGGAAGCTCAAGGACGGTGACGGCAACCCGCTCGGCATCAGCCCGGCGATGCTGCTCGTGCCGCCGGAGCTCGAGATCACGGCTGCCGAGCTGATGGGCGGTTCGCTGCTCATCACCGGCGAAAACTCGACCCGCACGAACGTCAACGTGCTGGCGGGTCGGTACCAGGTGGTGAGCTCGTCGTACCTGACGAGCGGCACGACCTGGTGGCTCGTCGCCAACCCCGGCGAGCTCCCGGCGATGGAGGTGGCTTTCCTGAACGGTCAGCGGACGCCGACCGTGCAGCAGGCCGAGGCCGACTTCGACACCCTGGGCATCCAGGTGCGGGGTCACTTCTCCTTCGGCGTGGCCAAGGCCGAGTCGAAGGGTGCCTACCGGATGGCCACCGCCTGAGCGTGATGTTCAACGTGCCCGGCGGCTGGAGCCAAAGCCAGCCGCCGGGCTTTACCGACAAGCGTTTCACTCTCCAGAAAGCGAGTTGACAGATGGCACGGTTCGTTCAGCAGGGCGCGGCCCTGGACTACACCCCGAGCTCGGCCGTCGCGGCCGGCGACGTGGTGCTGATGGGTTCGGTCGGCATCGGCATCGCTCAGACGGCGATCGCTGCCAACGTGAAGGGGTCGCTGATTGTCGATGGCGTGATCGAGCACGCCAAGGCGGCCGGCGCGGTGACTGCGTACGCCAAGGTGTATTGGGACAACACCAACAAGGTGCTGACCACCACCGCAACGAGCAACACGCTCGCCGGCTACGCGGTTGCTGCCGCGGCGTCTGGCGATGCGACGGCGGTCATCAAGCTGATGAAGTCTTGAGCCCGAGCGCGCACCAGGCCGGGGGTTCGGCAGCGGAAAACGCCGCTGGCCCCCGGCCTTGGGTGGGGAGATTGCCTTGCAGGACTTGATGGCCAAAGCCGAAGCGTGGTTTGAGGAACAGCGGCGCGAGCATCTCGCCGTTGAAGTCGAATACCGCCCTTCGGTTGGCATCGCACGGTTCTGCAGGGCAACGCTCGTCACCGGACGATGGGAAGCAGTGGACAAGGCCGGCAACCTTGTCCGCATGGAGACGCGAGACTTTTTCATTCATCGCGACGAGCTGCCGCAAGACCCGAAGCGCGGCGACCGGATCGTGGTGGACGAAAACGGTGCGGAGAAAACGTACGAGGTTTCGATCCCAGACGGCTCCCGCAACGCATGGCGGTGGGCCGACCGATCCGAAAAGATTCGCCGGATTCACACGATGGCCGTCGCAGGCTCTACCGCCGTGCCGAACGAAACCTTGCTCGTGCGGGCGATTGGCGTTTCGACGGCTGCGGCCATCACCGACCAGCAGATTGCGGCCCAGCTCCAGCTCGATATGGCCACCAACCGCACGGCCATGAAGCAGCTCGTGGCGAACGCGGCCTACGTCTACGTGGTCGTTCCAGCGTCGTTTGGCGAAGCCAACATCGACGTGAACGGCTTTCGTTCGACCGCCTGGGAGGTCACGACTCGCTCGATTGCGTTTACGGGCCAGGCCAGCCGGTCCTACCGCATCTATCGCAGCACGTATCCGATCACTGGCTCTCCGCTCGTGGAGGTGTCGTGATGCCGAAGATCCCAGGCACCAACGTCATCGCCCCCGTCGTGCCGTTCGACACGACCGACGTTCACCCGTCGCACGAAGCCCGCTACGGCAAGGGCGGCTACCGCACGGTGGCCACGCTGGTCGAGCGGGACGCGATCCCGGCCCCTCGTCGCGAGGCGGGGATGCTGGTGTTCGTGACGGCTGACGAAAGTATGTGGAGGCTGGCGAGCGATCTGAATCAGTGGGTTGCTGCATCCACAGTCGGGCCTCAAGGCCCGCCTGGGCCGGCCGGAGCTGCTGGCGCAACCGGCCCGATGCCCTACAACTATCGCGGTGAGTGGGATAACTTCACCAATTACGGTCTGTACGACGCGGTGACGTTTGACGGCGGCCTGTGGTGGCTGCCGGCGACCGGCGGGTGGACGATCGGCGGGGCTCCGCCGGGGTACAACTGGCAACTGTTGGTCGCAAAGGGCGCGGCTGGGAGCACCGGGCCGCAAGGCGAGCGCGGCGAGCAAGGCATCCAAGGAATCCAGGGCGTTGCCGGGGCCACCGGGGCCACGGGGCCAGCCGGCCCAGCCGGAACAGCAGGCCCGCAAGGCGATCCAGGCGTCGTCGCAGCCACGGCTCCGGTCACCTACAACGCTGGCACGCAGACGGTCGCCCTGTCCATCGGCACGGGGCTCACGACTTCGAGCGGGTCGCTCGCCCTGGCGGCGCACAAGAGCAGCCACGCGACAGGCGGCACCGACGCACTGACGCCGGCCGACATTGGGGCAGCGACCGCACTTCATACACATAGCGCCACAGACATCACCAGCGGCACCATCGCTACGGCTCGGCTCGGCAGCGGCTCGGCCACCTCCACGACGTTCCTCGCGGGGGATCAAACGTGGAAGACGGTCACGAGCGGCAGCACCAACGCCAGCGACCTGACCTCTGGCACGCTCTCAAACGCCCGTCTCACAAGTCGCGCCCGCGCCGCAGTCAACATTTTCAACTGGTCATCTTTTCGATAGGAGTTCCCCATGGCCGCCGATCCAGCCTTTGCCGTCACGCCCCGCATCGCCAGCGTCAACGTCGCCACCGCGAATACCAACCGCGATGGAACTGGCACCGTCGCCACGCTCATCACCGGAGCCAGCACCGGGACGCGAATCGCGGAGATCGTCATCAAGGCCCGCGTGACGACGACCGCAGGGCAGGTGCGGGTGTTCCTGTACGACGGCACGACGTTCTTTTTCTTTGACGAGATCGCAGTGGCGGCGGCGACCGTGTCTGCGAGTGTGCAGGGAACGCGAGTCGTCACCACCTACAACAACCTCGTGCTCCCCAATGCGTCGTGGTCGGTGCGCGTCAGCACGCACAATGCGGAGAGCATCGACGTTACGGCAATGGGTGCCGACCTGTGAATCCCGGCATCCTGACCAGCGGCTACCGGCCGCCGCCGATGCCGTATGGCTTGCTGGGCCTGCCCTCTAGGGGGTTCGATCCGCGTTCGATTGCTGGTCTTGGTGGCTGGTGGGACGCGATGGACTCCAGCACGCTCACGACCGGAACTGGCGTGAGCGAGTGGAGAGACAAGAGCAGGTTTGGTCAGGCGTTTTCGCAGGCGACTAGAGGGAGCCAGCCTACGCTGACGGCATCGGCCATTTCTGGCAGGCCGGGAGTCACCTTTAGCAGCGGTAGATTTTTGAACCTTGGTTCGCAAACGATTGGCGGAAACAACTTGGTTTCCGCGCCGGGAAATCCTTGGTCGATCTACATCGTTTGTCGCAGCACAGACAACAGCGCGCTTGTGAAAACCCTGTTTGGCAAGGGGCAGAATCAGGTACAGCTCGCGCAAAATACTGCCGGGTCGCTTGCTCAGGCTAACGGGGCAGCCCCGTCCTCCTCTCCGGTATTTCCAGCCAACGTCAACGGCTTGTTTACGTTTGACTACAACGGGTCGTTTGTGCAGATGCGGTTCAACGACGGCATCTCCACCACCGCCACGCCGACAAACACAACTAACGAAGCCGTCAACATCGCCCTTGGAATGCGGAACGCATCGTCGCCTTTCCAGCATTTCGTCGGCCACATTGGCGAAGTGCTGTTTTACAATCGGTCGCTCAATGCCTCCGAACGGTCGTCGGTGGTGAGTTACTTGAGCAGCAAGTGGGGGGTTGCCATTCCGCAATACTCACCCCCTACCTATGCCGACGCCGACGCCAACACCTACATCACCCGCGTTGAATTCGCGGACACGCTGGCATTGGAAACGGCTACCCGCGATGCAATCAACGACTTCATAGTCGGATGCAAGGCAGACGGCATCTGGAATTCGATCAAGGCCAGTTGCATCCTCTGCGGCGCTCGCACGCTCTCCGGTGCGTTGACGCCGCTGGTTGATGCGGCACCGACGAACAACAACTTCGTCGGTGCCGACTACAACCGAAAGACGGGGCTCCTTGGCAACGGAGCGACAAAGAGCTTGGACACCAACCGCAACAATAACGTCGAACCGCAGAACTCTTTCCACCTGTCGGTGTACGCTTCAGCGGTGGCATCATCTGGGTACATGATAGGCGACATTTACGGGACGGGCTGGAGCGGAATTGCCCGATCCGGTGCGAACCTGCTGTTTGCTGCACGTTCTATCAGCAACGCGACCGCTACTGCCGCGACGGGGTTTCTTGGCGTGTCCAGAGCCGCATCTGCGAACTTTACCAGCCGGATTTCTGGTACTACGACCACTACCACGCAAACGTCGCAAACAATCACGCAAAATCGCATCCGCGTGTTTGCCAGCAATGCCGGTGCAGGCGGAACGCCGGGCGAATGGGGAGCCCATCGCTTGGCCTTTTACAGCATCGGCGAATCGCTCACGCTGTCGC